GACGGAGCTAATGCGTGAAAAACTTCTTCAATTATGCACGGAAGCAGAGTCAATTCTTACCCCCAAAAGCGATAGCCGTATTATGTATCTCGGGACTCCTCAGACTACTTTTACTGTTTATCGTAAGCTGGCAGAGCGTAGCTACCGTCCGTTTGTCTGGCCGAGTAGATACCCTAGAAAAGGAAAGCTCTCCCAATATGAAGGTCTCCTTGCCCCTCAAATCGCAGAAGACCTCGAACAAGGCGCAGAAGAATGGGACGTAACAGACCCAGATCGCTTTGACAACGAAGACCTACTTGATCGTGAAGCATCGATGGGTAGGTCCAACTACATGCTTCAATTCCAATTAGATACCTCACTTAGTGATGCAGAGAAATTCCCCCTTAAGATGGCTGACCTGGTTATTACCAGCGTTAATCCTACTGATGCACCCGATGCAGTCGTTTGGTGCTCAGATCCAGCCAATGTTATTAAAGACTTACCTACCGTTGGACTTCCAGGAGACTACTTTTACTCTCCTATGCAACTCCAAGGAGAATGGACTCCTTACACAGAAACCATCTGCTCCGTCGATCCATCCGGCAGAGGCTCTGATGAGACAGCAGCCGCCTACATATCCCAAAAGAACGGATTCCTTTACTTGCACCAAATGCGAGCTTACAGAGACGGGTACTCCGATAGTACCTTGCTCGACATTCTTAGAGGATGTAAACGATTTGGTGTCACAAAATTAGTAGTAGAGACAAACTTTGGTGATGGTATAGTTAGTGAATTATTTAAAAAGCATCTTCAACAGACCAAACAAGCAATTGATGTTGAAGAAGTACGTGCTAACGTTCGAAAAGAAGACCGTATTATTGATAGCCTTGAGCCAGTTCTTAATCAACACCGCCTTGTTGTTGACCGTTCTGTCGTTGAATGGGACTATACTTCAAATAAAGACGAAGCTCCTGAACTCAGACTTATGTATATGCTCTTCTACCAAATGTCTAGAATGTGTAGAGAGAAAGGTGCAGTTAAACACGATGACCGCCTTGATTGTCTAGCTCAAGGTGTTAAATATTACACAGATGCTCTCTCAATCTCTGCCTATGAACAAGTTCGTATGAGAAAACAAGAAGACTTCCTAGACCTACTAGAAAACTGGCAAGACAACCCTCACCAAGCTGCTAACCACCTAGCACTGGGCATGGATCTAGACCAAAGACGTAAAGCTAGAGGTCTTCAAGGTAAATCTTCAGTCCCTACCTGGGTTTAACAACAATCACCATGTATACAGGGGGAAGGGAAGGGTGGACCCGACCCCCTATGAGGAAGTCGTCGTCTTTCAGACAACTCCTTCCTCTCTAACTACTTAATACTTGATGGTACTGGATAGTACCTCATAACCCATCACGAAGCGAGGCGTAGCCGAGCGGAGTCCATCTATCTCTTACCATCCCTATTACACTGTATGCCTTACCCAGATGGAAGTAGTCTTAATGTAGACTCAGATATAGCAGTCCTAAAATCTAAAGTAGAAGATCTAGAACAAAATCAAAACATCCTATTCGAAAGGTGTAGAGCTAATGAGAAATGGATAGCCGGTGCAGGTGCTGTGATAGCCGCTGTAGTAGCCTTAGTAGCAATTATTGAAGCCGTAGATGCAAAAACAGTCCAGAAAGTTAATAAAGCTCAATGTGAAAGCACAAGAATGTGTATCTCGCAAACAAGCTCAAAAAATAATTAAAAAAGCCGAAAAACAGTATGCAAAAACCAGTCTTATTGAAAACAGATAGCAATGGTGGTACAATTCACTCATATCAGCTCACAGGTGGCCTTACAACCTATGATAGGTACCTTGCTTGTAATAAAGGACAGTGTGTCTTTAATAACACGCTTGAACTGGCGGAAACCTGCCTAGAAAAAATGACATAATTTTGTGAAGGCATATCTTATTGAGAATCATTCTCAAAACCCCCATAGGGCCTGCGCTGGAACGAGTCTCAGCCGCGATTCTCAGTAAGCAATGTTAAGTTATGTTGCAATATAGCACCGCTCGCGCTGCGCGCTCGCTCCGCCGTGGTAGAATACAGAATGTAACAGAGTGATACAGTATGAAACGAGCGAGCGAAGCGAGCGGGTTCTCAACAGTCTTACTTATTGAGAATGGCTGCGCATCTGTTGCGATTGTTTCAGTTTGTAACGAACGCTTGCATTCAGTGCTGATCCGTGTTATATTATAAGAGTGGAGGAAATGATTACATTTAATCCACACAACAGTTCTTTACATTTTTCATTATGCAATCATCATCAGTTGTTATTCATTGCAAGCCTGAATATAATCCTGGCTTAGATATATGCTCACTCCCAGGAGTTAGAGTTGAACTTAATACAATCAACGATGAAATTGATGTATATGTTGATGACATTCCTTATGAAGTTTTAAGGGGTGACTATCAAGATCCCGATGAACAGTTATGTGAACATTATGGGATTGATTACGATCAAGTTAATATGATCGAATCAGCATGAATTACATCTCGGTTAGTGTTAGCGAGACGCTGAGGATTCGAAGTCCTTCACTAACCATTGCACAAGGTGATTAACCTCACTAAGTGCATACTATCCAAACTAAACTAACATGCCTTCAATGTACATCACAGTTCCTTATCGTTCATCCAGTGCTATCAAGAATCTACAAGTTGACGCACTAAATAGTAAAGCATTATGCACATTTACTAACGGTAGGTGTTACGAGTATGACAATGTTAGCAAGCGAGCTATCATCAACGTGCTATTCAATCCTGATGTTTCGTTAGGATTCTGGGTTAATAATAACCTAGTTAATACACAACGAGCTGAGCAAACTCCTGAGTTAAGTGAAGAGTTAGTCGAGCAACAAGTCAAGACTGATGTTCAACTTAATAAGGATGAATATCAACTCATCGCTGATAGATTTGCTAATATTGAGCGTCGTTTAAAGAATGTTTCCGAGCCACAATTACCTGCGCTTAAGTAACATTCACATTCATCAATCGTTCGCGGTTGATGTTTCCTGATCCTATAGATTAACGGTTAGATCATGACACTGTCACTGTCAAGATTCGGGTTCAATTCCCGATAGGATCGTCGGAGGATTACACCTCCATTGTTCACACTATCTAAGGCGTAACTTATGTTCCAACATAATAACGAAGGACGAGATGAGTTACTATCAACATATGACACAGAAACACTATCAGAAGTTGTTAATCACGGCTGTAAATCTGGTGTGTGCTCTGAACACATATATTATGTTGATACCATCTCATTCTTCGATAAATATGAAGCAGAGATACTCGATCTCATTCATATTAGATACGGCTCTGATACATTAGTTGAAATCTTCAAACGTTATGATGCATGTTATGATGCTTATCGTAATGATTGTTGTTGGTTATTCATAGAGAATGTAGCAGAAGATGCTATTCAATCTCTAGAGAATGAGCAACTAAGTGAAGATGAGATGATTGAAAGTTACATGCAACCAGTTGATAACTATGTTGACTCAATGTTCAACGGTGAGTTACAACAATCCGCTGAGGATTTAATGAACTTAACTATTACTGATGGATACAATCCTCCTCGGAGTATGAATCCAAATCGTTATCTTCATCACTAAGTATCATTCACACTCATCACAGTTCTTATGACTTCCACTATCAAAACAGCAATAGCTGAGCAACTCCAAGAGTTAGAGCTTAACTATTCTAATGACTTCAGACTTAAGCTAGTTGATAGCATTAAAGATGAGTTATTATGGGCTCAAATAACAGCTCAATCAGCAATTCGTAGAAAAGTTCTACATACTAACATATCAGATTGTGAGGAACTTTATAGTAGACTCAGAAGATTGGTTGGTTATGTTGACAACTACGAGAATGTATTGAAAGGTGTCACTGATTCTTATACTTCTGACTTTATTAAGAAAGAACTTAAGAAGAAAGTAACAAGCTTAGTTGATGACGAGATAGACAATCTACCTTGGGATCAACTAGAATACCAGTAAATACAGCGGCTATAGTTTAATGGTAAAACTCTAGTCTTCCAAACTAGTGTTATCGGTTCGAATCCGATTAGCCGCTTTGGGATATTAACAGTATCCCTTATGTTCACCCACTGTTTAACTATGTCACAGACATTAAAACCTCGTCCTGTTTACACCAAACAGAGTACACGTAAAAGTAAAACAATGCAAGAACAATCATCCACTCCGCAAACACTAACTAAAGTGCAATCTCATCTATCTAATGTTCAACTAATAAGCAGAAATGCATTATGGGAAGACTTTCAAAATAGACTAAAGATTAATAACTACGAAGTTAGTGAAGCATTCAAAGATCTTAAGAAAGTTGTTAAGGCTAGTCAACCATATGTTGATCAAGCTGTTAACAAGGTTAAAGAATTAAGATCTAATAAGTAAAACTTATGAGGCAATTGTGAAAGAAGACAGCACTATGTGTTCTGTTCAAAATGATCAATGTAAGCCCTCTATTTTCATGGTTATGTATATTCCTAATTGGCAACATCATTCGAATAAACAACATAAACCCAAGCGTAATCCTGTTGCTATTAAACAATCAAAAGCGAGATTACAAGCATTAAAGCGTAAGCTATTAGTTATTTAACTTCACACTCATCAAGGACGTAGTCTAATGTATCAAATCACAATTCGTATTAGAACTGATACCGATCCACATGGTTTGTTACATACTATCCATCAGGATGTCAAGGATCATGTACATGTTTTAGGTATGGATTATCATTTAATAGATGATAGACCTACAGGTATTGAACATCACGGAGGTAATCTTAATGACTCAACCTAATATGTATGAAATGGTTTTCATGAATAATGAAGGCGTTGAGGAAAAGATATGGCGTCTATTTCCTGAAGATATAGATGCTGCTTATTGGGCTGATGATACAGCTCGTGCTTACAAATGGTCCCTTATTAATGTAATCCCTCATGACAAAAAAGAAGTACTTCCCTAACAATTGGAAGTTATACAAGGACGCAGATGAAAGTTTCTTTATGGATCATACATTTGATGAGTTCATGGAATGGAAACTAGGAGGATGGGAGTTACCATCTTCAGTATGTTGTATTATTAGAGAATCTGATCCTAAGACTAAGAAGGTTAAGGAACATGTATATTCTAAACCATCTTATGCTAAGAAGAAGATACTTAAGTTAATGGAGAAAGAAAGAGAGTTTACTATAGTAGATGAATCAGCCGTACACCAAATGTATCCCAATGAACATTACCTTTGACTTACCACAGAAAGAGTATTATCACAAAGCATTAGCTTCTATACCTGATAATCACACTCATCGCGACGAGATAGTATCATTACTAATAGATCAAGTTATCGACGATTCAAATGGCTACTCCACAACAAATTGCGGAACAGGTAGCACTGGAACGCGATCAGATTAGACAAGGACTTAAACGATTAAGAAAGAACACCAAGGACTTAGAACAAAAGGATTATGCGTCAGCTAGTGTATACGGGATTGCTTCTATTGATACTCTCCTCCCTCTTGTGGTTGGACGTATTGAACAAACTACACACGACCGTTTAACACGTGGTACAGGTCACCAATTCCAATTAATCAAGGACTACGTATCACAGTTAGAACCTCTAGCTTCTGCTGCTATATCTCTTAAACTAACCTTTGATAAGGTCTTCAGTCATAAAGAGAGTAGTAATCAGTTAGTTAATGTATGCGATGCAATCGGTCACGCAGTAGAATCAGAATGTCAAATGAGGCACTATGAATCTAAAGCTCCAGGGTTGCTTAATGTTTTAAAGAAGAACTATTGGCACAGATCTATTGGCACTCAACAGAAAGTTGTAGTTATTCAAACATTAATGAATAGGTATGATGTTGAACAATGGAAAACATGGGGAAGATCTAATAGAGTAAAGCTTGGAGCTTGGTTATTAGATTGTATTATGGAAACAAGTCAATGGTTCTATAAAGACATGCGTCAAGAAGGACGCAGACGGGTTAATTATGTGATACCCACACCTGAATTTTTAGAGATCAAAGATCAAGTCATGAAAGAAAGTGAGCTATTTGCTCCACTTGCTTGGCCAATGCTTATTGAACCTAACGATTGGGGTGAAAAACATGGGGGTTATTTACTGAATGAGGTCATGAGAGGCCATGAAATGGTCAGGCATGGACACTCACCATGTATACAGGGAGAAAACCCTGTCGCTTTTCTCAATAAGATTCAGAAGGTTGGGTATGTTATCAATGGATTCATTGTTGATGTAGCTGACTGGTTAGAGTATAAAAGGATTAGCGTTGGGAAGTTTATTCCTATAGTAGAAATTCCTTTACCTCCTAAACCTTCAGATATAGCAACCAACAAAGATGCCCGTAAGACCTACAGAAGGCAGGCTGCAGAGGCTATGAATACTAATGCTAGTGCATTCAGGCGTTCATGCCGTACAAGGATGACTATGGAGGCAGCGAGGAGGTTTAAAAGTAAATCTTTCTACATACCATGGAGTTTCGATTACCGTGGAAGAGCTTATCCTATACCTGCTTTCTTAACTCCACAAGATACAGACTTTGGTAAGAGTTTATTAAAGTTTGATAGGTCTAGTGTAGTTACACCTGAAGCTGAGAAATGGTTAGCCTTTCAAGTTGCTACTACATTTGGTCTTGATAAGAGTCCAATGGAAGAGAGGCAACTCTGGGTACAACATAATATTCCATTAATCACACTCATCGCTTGTGACCCTTGTGGTAACATTAGCGAATGGGAAAATGTGGAAGAACCTTGGCAATTCTTAGCAGCCTGTGATGAGTATTATCACTGTGTTATTGAGAAAGATAAGACTGTAACCAACCTGCCTGTTGCTATAGACGCTACATGTAGTGGTCTTCAAATATTAGCTGGACTTGCTCGTGATAAATCTACTGCTGAACTTGTTAATGTAACTCGTTCATCTATGCCACAAGATGCTTATAAAGTAGTGGCTATGGAATCACGAGGTCAAATACCCCTAAGATTAAGAGATAACTGGGATAGAAAGAAGGTTAAAAGAACCGTCATGACTATACCCTACAATGCGAAACCTTACTCTAATCGTACCTATATTAGGGACGCACTTAAAGAGGATGGTATAGAAGTTGATAAAGATGAACTTACCCAAGCTGTCTTAGCTGTCAGAGATGCTATGCACCGTGTTGTGCCTGGTCCAATGGCAGTAATGAAATGGATAGAAGATGAGGTCTCCAGAGCTTTAGCTCGTGGTCTCACAGAGTTAGAATGGACTACACCATCAGGCTTTGTGGTACATCAGAAGATCATGAAGAAAAAAGTAGAGACTATGCAGCTACAGTTGTTAGGTCTTTGTAAACTACGTATAGCAACAGATGATACAGATGAAGTAGATAAATCTAGGCACAAGGCAGCTACGGCACCTAACCTAATCCATTCACTCGATGCTTCTTTGTTACATCTTGCTACAATGCGCTTCAAACACCCTATCGCTTTAATCCATGACAGTGTATTATGTAGAGCGACAGATATGACAATTCTGTCAACGCTAGTCAGAGAGACATACATGCATCTCTTTGCTCAGCATGACTATTTAACAGACTTTGCTACACAAATTGAAGCAGAGACTAAACCCCCGATCATTGGAGATCTTGAACCCTCTAATGTATTGAAATCCACTTATTTCTTTTGTTAATGTATTCACTATTTGATTACGCATTTGCTCCAACTAGAATTGTTGTGGTCTCTGAAGAGAGGCTGAGACAGGCTGAGAAGGACGCAATGCAAGAACGTATAGAAGCTATCGATCATCGTGTTGAAGAGCTCTCAAGCTACCGTGAGACCCTTAAGAAGGAACTTGCTGAACTCAGCGAGCCACAATCACTAGAAGAGGCTTTGACAGGCGATGCCTAGAACTATACACAAGACTGACAAACCTGTAACCCTTGAAGGCTTTCAAGCTGTTGTTGCACCTAGTAAATTTGGTTACTCTCTCGCTGCTATAGTTGGTGAGGATATGATTGAACTACTAGATCAAGAACGTACTGAAGTACTCAAGTGGGCTGAATCTAAATTAAAGAATCCTAAGAGAGCTACATGTAAGCCCGAACCATGGGAAGAAGTGAGCTCAGGGAATTATAAAATTAAATTCTCTTGGAATGAAGAGAATAGACCACCCGTGGTAGACACGGAAGGCACACCTATTACTGATGTTAAAACACCTTTGTATGGCGGATCAACTGTTAAGTTGGCTTTTTATCAGAAGCCCTACATTCTACGGGATGGGGTTACCTATGGTAGCTCTCTTAAGCTGGTTGGCGTACAAGTTGTCTCAGTGAAGGGAGAAGCTGGCGTTGATACTGGAGACCTAGATGCGAACGAAGTCGCTGAACTATTCGGGAGAACCTCAGGCTTTAAAACAAGCGATCCGAACGTTACTCCTACTACAGATGACACGACCGAAGAAGAAGACTTCTAAATATCGTTCTCAGTTAGAAGAGAAAGTGGCTGATCTATTATTAAATCTTGATGTTACATTCGAATATGAAAAAACTCGTTTCTCTTATACAATCCCCCACAACTACACACCTGACTTTATCCTGCCTAATGGGATTATTCTAGAGTGTAAGGGGTACTGGGACGGAGAGGACCGAAGAAAAATAAAAAGTGTTAAAGAACAGAATCCAGATATAGATCTGCGTATGGTCTTTCAATCACCCTTTAACACCATAAGTAAACGATCAAAAACTACATACGCTCAATGGTGTGAGAAACATGATATACCATGGACCTCATTCCAAAATATTCCACTCGATTGGTTAATTGAAAGATGACCGAAAGTGAATTCGTAAGACACATACCTTGCGATAACTGTGGATCGTCGGATGGCAATAGCTTGTACTCCGACGGTCACACTTTTTGTTTCGTCTGTAATAGTCGTACACCAGGCGATGAAGATGTTAATCACACTCATCATATGACCGATAAAATCCACCTCATGGGATCAGCCGAACGGCTGCATAAGAGGAATATATCAGAGAAAACATGTCAATTTTACCAAATCTATCAGTATGATCAAACGCTAAGGTTCCCTTACTTCACAAATGATGGAGTTCTTCAGGGAGTCAAGACGAAAACTAAACGTAAGGACTTTAGATATGAAGGAATTTCCACTGATACCTTATTTGCTCAGCATAGGTTTCCTGCTAATGGTAAACGTATTGTTGTTACTGAAGGTGAGTTAGATGCTGCGAGCTGCTATGAATCTATGCCTGGATGGCCTATGGTATCCTTACCGCATGGTGCAGCGTCAGCGAAGAAGGATATACAGAAACAAATACCCCTATTTCAAGGGTATGAAGAGATCGTATTATTCTTTGATAGCGACGACGCTGGAAGAAAGGCGACAGAAGAAGCTTGCTCGGTATTACCGCCGGGTAAGGTTAAAGTCGCCAGGCTTGAGGACTATAAGGACGCCTCGGAGGCTCTCCAATCAAATGATACGGAGGCCATAAGAAAGGCTATATGGGACGCGAAACCCTATCGACCTGATGGTATAATTGATGCAAAATCATTACTAACACTAGTCACAACACCAGAACAACCATGTGCTTATGAGTATCACTTCAAAGGATTACAAGAGAAACTTCACGGGATCAGGTATGGAGAACTTACGACAATTACTGCTGGCTCTGGTACAGGAAAAACCTCATTCTGTAGGGAGCTTGCAGCTAGACTATGTGACCAAGGTGAATCGGTTGGGATCTTGGAGCTTGAATCAAGTAATAGGAGAACCGCCCTCGGACTCATGTCGGTCGTTGCACAAAAACCCTTACACATAGGAGAGTATGGAGAAGAAGAACTCCGAGCCGCCTTTGAGCATAGTATTGCCAATTGGTCTCTTTATTGTTTTGATGGGTTTGGAAGTTATGATCCAGATCTCATATATAATAGAATCGAATACATGGCGACCGGACTCGATTGTAAGGTTATATTCTTGGATCACCTCTCAATACTATTAAGTGGTCTTGATGGTGATGAACGTCGAATGATTGACGTAACGATGACCAAGCTAAGATCTTTAGTTGAACGTACAGGGATAGCATTATTCCTTGTATCACATTTAAGAAGAACTAACAGTGACACAAACCATGAAGAGGGTGCAAGAGTTACCCTTGGACAACTCAGAGGATCTGCGGCTATTGCGCAGCTGTCTGACACAGTGGTCGCACTCGAACGTGACCAGCAGACCGACAATAAACGAAGCCTTACGACTGTCAGAGTCCTTAAGAATCGCCATTCAGGCGAGGTCGGCGTCGCTTGCCAATTAGAGTATGACCTTAACACTTGTAAATTCATTGAACATGAAGCTGAATCCACAACATTCAACCCCGCAACAGACTTCTAATTATGTACATCCTTGGGATGAATATGTTAGTCGTTTAAATAAACCTAACCCACCTACACCTGAAGCCATTGCAAAAGCCAAGTTTAAAGACAAAACCTTTACATGGAACGGACGGTAGTACATTAATTTTTGATCTTGAAGCTAACGGACTGTATAATGATGTCACCCAAATCAACTGTATTGCATACTATAATAGCGAACTTAATCAAGTTGAGTCGTTCAATGATGAATGTCCTGGTAAAGGAATGTCGTCTCCTATTGTACGAGCGATACAATACATTGAACAAGCTGCTGTTATTTGTGGACATAATATTATTGGTTATGATCTACCAGTTATTCGTAAGCTTTATCCCTTCTTTAAACCTATGGGTATTATTGTTGATACCCTGCTCCTTAGTCGCCTCTATCATCCACGACTTAACGACTTAGATAAACAACGTAATTGGGCACACATGCCTTTACAATTATATGGTCGTCATTCGTTGGAAGCATATGGCTATAGACTAGGTGAGTACAAAGGAGATTATGGAAAAAACACAGACTGGAAAGAGTGGAGTCAAGAATTAGAAGATTACTGTATACAAGACGTTGCTGTTACTAAGAAACTATGCGACCACTTCCGCCCTTACCTGGATGGGTCCAAATGGAGCACCAGGTAGCTCAAATACTACAACAACAGGAGGAACATGGATGGTACTTTAATGAACCAGGAGCTCAAGAACTTGAATCAACTCTCAGACGAGAGCTGGAAGAAACTACTAGAGTACTTCGAGAGCAATACCCTTTCGTTGCCGGAGCGATGTTCACTCCTAAACGAGATAACTCACGGCAAGGATACATAAAAGGAGCTGAACTGCAACGGCTCAAAGAATTTAACCCTACATCAAGAGATCAAATAGCATGGATACTCCAGACGCATTACGACTGGAAGCCGACCCAATTGACTACAACGGGGAAGCCTATTATAGACGAGACTACACTGAGCGAGATAAACAATCCATTCTCGAAGCACTGTCTACGACTTTTAGATCTAACAAAGAAGCTTGGGATGATCTCCGAAGGCGTGAACGCATGGCTCAAATTATGTACGAATGCTAAACGTATTCATCACCATTGTTCTGTAGGGTGTGCTACACACAGATGTAGCCACAGAAATCCAAACTTAGCACAGGTACCAAGCGATGAAAGATTTAGGTCTTTGTTTTTACCTACACCAGGGATGGTTATGGTTGGCGCTGATCTTTCGGGTATTGAGTTACGCATGTTGGCACATTATCTTGCTAGGTATGACGGCGGTAAATACGCGGATATCATACTTAACGGAGACATCCACACAGAAAACGCTAAGAAAATTGGAATTACTAGAAAACAAGTTAAAACAGTTACCTATGCATTCTTATATGGAGCAGGAGACAAAAAGATTGGCACATCCTTCGATGGAAGCCTTGGGGAAGATCAAGCAAAGAGAAAGGGTAAAGAAATTCGCGCTGCGTATGTTGACGCCATTGAAGGTCTTTCCGATCTCCTTAAGGCTGTTAAACGAGTTTCGGAAAGAGGTTTTGTCAGGAGCATCGACGGTAGGAATATCGGCGTTGACCAAAGGCACAAGTCTCTCAATTACCTCATCCAAGGATCCTCAGCAACGCTCGCCAAAAGATGGATGGTACTAGCACACTATGCTACATTGCCACACGATCACACTCATCAATTAGCCTTTGTGCATGATGAGCTACAATACGAAACAACCCCAGATTATGCTGAAGATTTAAAGTTTTTACTTGAATGGACAGCTACACAATCTGGAGAACACTACAAGTTACGAATCCCAATTGCTGCAGAAGCAAAGTCGGGAAGTAATTGGGCAGAAGTCCACTAACAATTTATGAAACTACTGATCGACGCAGACTTTATAGTCTATAAGGCATGTGCAGCTGCGGAAACTGAAATCGATTGGGGTGACGATGTAATTTTGGTAACAAGTAAGTTTTCAGATGCAATGAGAGCTGCTACTAGAGAGATAAGTAAAATAAAAGGACATTTCCTATGGGATGTGCCTTCTGTAATCTTATTCTTTTCTGACTCAACAAATTTCCGAAAAGAAATTTTACCGGATTACAAAGGTCATCGCAACCGCAAGAAACCCTGCGGATATAAAAGGGTTATCAATGCTTTAACACAGCAATATGAAGTTATTATTATGCCTACATTAGAGGCTGATGATAGCATGGGTATTTACGCCACAAAAAATCCAGGTTGTACTATCTGCAG